CTACTCATAATCGCCAACTATCTCCCTACGCCAATTATTCATCACATTGTGTCTAATTGCTTCTTTATATACATCATAAATAGGCTTAATAATATGCCGTGCATAAGCTAAATTAATAGTAAACTCTAAACTGTTTATTACACTACCATCACCACTATACAGTGTTAATTGATTTGTTATGTCTCTATCATATTGAAATTCATTTGTATACTTTGTTATAAACTCACCACAGAAATCCCAAAGTGAACCTAATTTAAACAGTTTACCATTATCAGATCTTAATGCTACAGTACCACAATTAATCACATCAAAACAAACACTATCTGTAATTTTCAGGTCTTCAGAAGCACTAAAGTTTTTCTTTCCAGTGCATGTAATTGTGAGTTTCATTTAAAACTACCTCCTAAATTTGTTCAGCTTATTTTCCTTCACTATTTGTTCAAGATATTTTTCAATATGCTTACCTTCATAATGTGGAAATAATTAAGGCTAGGCGGCTTTAACACCACCTAGCCAATAGTGGGCTTATATTTACTTCTTCATTCCAAGCATTACTTCATTCACTTCATCATATGGTTTAGGGTCTTTAATGTATGAAATAAGCTGCTCTGCATAGAACTTATAATCATTCATCTTATCAGTTACCATCTTTACAGCTTTAGTTGGTGTATTAACACCTGCTGGAAGGCCTTTAGGATAACCAGTTTTAAGTTCCCACATTGTCATCAATAGCTTATGATCTGGTTCTTCAATTACACCATTCATATTAGGTGCTGGAACTTCAGGCATGAACATATTATCCTTCAACTCAGTTAGGGCAAATGTAATAATGATTTTCTCACTAAGATCAGCTAAACTTACACCTGAAGCAACGCTAAGTGTGAAATACTCTTTTAATGCCGATTTAAGTGTGTCACCCATCAAGGTTTCAAGATCATTAAGACCTACCGCCCATGTTTTAGCAGCAGAACCTACCACGCATTTCTCACTAGCAGCAGCAACTGTAAGACGAAATTGTCTACCAGCATCAGAAGATTCAAGGCCCTTGGGATTAGCCAGCACTTTTTCAGCCATTTTTTCTAGCTTACCCTTCTTAGTAGCAGACTTTTCTACAGTAGGCTTTTCCTCTACCAGCCCATACTTCAACTTCTCAGGATTGTACTTAGCCTCACCAATGCCCTCTGCCTTTTTAGCCATTCAGCCAACCTCCGCATATAGATTTTGATACTCCAGTTTGTATTATAGGTGAAGGTTGGTCAAATGTCAAACCCATTTCTGACCAAATAAGAATAGGAACCCATAGAAAACTTATGTAATTGTTTAAATAATAAAAGTGGGTAGACTCTAAAGCCTACCCACTCGGTATACTATTACTTTTTCCTCTTCTTGTTCACATCAACAAATCCTTCTACTGGGCCTTGTTGAGCCGGTGAAGGTTTGTATTCATAACCATGCTTTTCACAATAGTCCTTCAATATCGTCTTCACCTTCTGCTTCTTGGCTGCTTTCTTATTTTTCAGCTTCTTCTTCTGCTCGTCAGTGGCATCTTCAGGTAAGGTTTCATCCCAAAGGTCTTTATACAGGTACTTACACAGAACTGTAGGCCAGATCCTCACAGAACCTGTATTCTTAAAATCTTCACCATTCACATAATACTCAATCAGCTCAGTAATCTCCTTATCTGTTTCACTTACAGGCTTACCACTACTTGCCGACTTACTTTGAATAAACTCATTTTCGATCTGGGTCAACTTCTCAACATCAATAGCCATTAAAACCCCTCCTAAATAACAGTATAGATTGTACTACACAACCTAATACTATACTGTAATTTTGAAGGAAGTCAATACCTAAAATTCAAATTCAATATCTTGTAGTGCTTCTTCATCTGAAGCAGCTTCTATTAAAGCCCTATACTGCTGCTTTAGTAAGTGACATTCAGCATACTTTTTAAGCATCTGATTCTGAACTGATTTCATAGTAGCTAAAGGAATATCATAATGAGTATTATCATCAGCATCAGTAATATATCCGGATTCAGCATTCTGTGATTCTAATAACTGTATTGCTCCAAACATCTTTAAAGAATCATCTGTATTAAATTGCATCTTATAACCTTCATCTGTGATAAAACTACCTCTCACTCTTTCTGTAAATCTACTCTCTAATTCATCCAATTTTTCTTGTTTCAAGTCATCTAAACTCTTTTCTGGTATTACCTCATCTTCTATGGTAGGATTTTCACCCCAAGTATTTAAAACCTCTTCATATAAATCCATTCTATTATATTGGGTACAATCTGCTAATAGTTCTGATCTACCTGAATTAGAATTGATGTAAGCTCTTCTACCGATTTCATCTATCTCTATACTGCAATCATTTGTATTTATGATGTTATCATTAACCACTACTAAATCTTCTGGATTAAGATTATTTATTAGTTCTTCCATTTTTAATCACCTCTTTAACTCGAAGCTAAATATATACCCGTGAATCTCATATGAAATGATTCATTTACAGCTATAGATAGGTTATATCCAGATGTATCAGAAGCTGTAATTTTTGCATAATCAAAAGTATTATTAGTACTATGAATTACTTTAGGTAATAATGTTGGCTCACCAAAATTATTACTCTGTGCAATATACGCCCAACATATTCTATGAAAACAATCACTTGTTCCACCACCACAGTAGTCTGACGTACTTACACCACAATTAGGAGAATAAGCAGCATTAAAGGGTAATCCAGTTATACCGCAGTAATTACCTATAGGCTGTGAGGTACATTTGCCGGTTAGGTTTATATAAATATACACTAGTCTTCCTATTTTCCAATATTTACCTTCTTGCGCTGAATATGTAAACGCTCCAGCAGTAGAATCTCCTTTAAATACTGGTGTAAATGTGCCACTAGTATAAGGTAATCTATTATTCACAAATGCAGTTGTAGCTATTTTAGTACTACTATCATTTGATGCTGGAGTTGGTGCATAAGTGTACAGATTTCCATTAGCATCTACATTAGCAGATATACTACACTGTACAGAGCTGCCTGCTTCATTCTTCATAGCTCTTATATATGTTGATACTACATTAGATGTAGATATTTCATTTGCAAATAGACCTAAGCTATTAGCACTATATCCTGTTGAATTGGTGTTATCTCCAAACCACAAAGCTAAATTGTCTAGCGCACTTGGCACTGTCCCCTTTGCAATAGAATGTCTTAAATTTATGTTATTAGCAGTTACATTTATAGGACTAGTTACATTACCATTTAGTTCAATTTTCCCATTAACTCTTATCTGTCCACTTGCATTTTCTACTATACTACTTGTTGTATTTTCACTCTGATTATAATGAAAATTGATCTGGCCACCTGTATTACCATTGACTGAAGAAGGATTAAGGTTAATTGTTCCTGCTGTACTTGTTAAGCCTTTACCTTCTATTTTTGTAGCTGCCGTAACAGTACGATCATTGTTGATAGCAGCTTCATTAATATCACTCAACTGCTCCAAAGCTCTTTCTACTTTGGCTGCTGTATCTGATGGGAAATGTGCAGCAGTATTCAAGAAGATCCTGTAGGCTGAATTTGATACTGTATTTTCAGCGAATGGTTTATCAAGTGTTAAGCTAGTATTACTATTAACTGTTTTAATCACATACAGTTTATCATCATTAAGAGTAAGTATATCACCTGGATTAACTATTTCACTCCATGTAGTTCCAGTACCAGTAACAGTAGCACTATTTTTAGTGCATGATACTGTACCAGTTGTGTAGCTGCCTATAGTTGAATTTGTATATAGATTTATCAATAAATATTACCTCCTTATAATAAATGGTAGATAGAATGTTATGTAGTAAGATTCTACCTACCAACAGCTATATAATTAAAAGTGCCTGAAGGGGTTAAAGTTGCCGCGGGTCTGGTACATTGAATACTTGCCACTTGGACATATGCACCATTAGTAGAAGTTGTATCTGAAGAGGGTCTACTATGTAAAACACTGTTCCCTGATCTTGTTAATACAAACTCTATAGCTATATCATAATTGCCCGCAGTTAATGATTGTGTTATAGAATGCGTGTATGTTTCATTCCAAGCTGCTGTCTGTGCTGTTGAATAGCCGGAATAAGACCAAGAAGAAGCACTATGTAGTTTATATTTAAGTCTGCACTCATGTGTAGCTGCTACAAGATGAAAACTGTTATTAACCAGTCCATCTTCGTGCTTCGTAGCTAACCCACTAGTAGTAATACTTATTACCACCTTATTACAATTATTTCCAGTCTGTACTGTGTTTGTTGTAAGTATACAGGATTTATTATTTGATAGCCCTGGTTCGTGGAAACTGCCTATAGATACGTCAGATTGTGCTTCAGCTATTTCAGCATAATGATCGTAAAATGAAAATCTGCCTGGAGGTGTAACATTATCTGTAGCACTTGCAACAGAGATTTTAGCAACTGGTTTTATAACGTATTTGCCAGAACTTAAAGTAGTAGTAACATCACAAGTAAAAGTTTGATTTTGTTTAGGATAAGAACCACTGTAAGTTTGTATATTTTTAGGTGTACATATTACAGAGGGTGTAGATTCATATGTATTAGATAAGGTGGTATTAGCATTATTAGTAGCTTGTCCAACTTCAATATTTGTGAGTGATCTCATTAAAGTTCCTAAATAGTATTGGTTTAAATATCCATCATCAATATATGAATATGTACCGCTATTAGGTGCATTAGGATCTTTTACTGTGATAGTACCCTGAGTACCATTAAAAACAATGTTACCATTATTAAGAGTAATCAGGGTATTGGCTTTAATCATGTTTCCTACAATCCAACTTGCATTATTATTTGCACTTCTTACAAATAAATTACCGTTAATAGACACATTACCAGTAGTAGAATCTACTGTGAATATTTGAACAGGTGTACTTGCCATTATTATCTACCTATAGCAATATAGTTTAATGTTCCTGTAGCCAAATTACTTGTACTACCTCTAGCGCACTCAATAGAATTAACCTGTATAGAATTCTCATAAGTAAAATCAGTAGACCTTTTAGTATTAGGTGAAGCTACAGGTTGTATTAAATATTCAGCAGCTACATCATAATTACCGCTACTGACTGCTTGAGTAATAGTAGTAGTATATGAATCTTCTCTACTAACACCATTTTTAGCGGTACAATAGCTACTATAAGACCAAGAAGAATCACTAGAAAGTTTATACTTGATTCTATATTTAATGTTAGCAGTGTAAGCATATTCCATAAAACTACCAGCAGCATTACCACTTGTACAGTATGATCTCATTGTAGCTGTCATAATAATTTTCGTACAATTTCCACCTGTGCTTACTGCGTCAGTGGTTAATGTAACTGCGTTAGTGCCTACTGTATAAGGTACTATCTGTGTACCATATGATTTCTTAGCGGGAACACTTATGAAATCTTGACTAGCAGAAGTGTTTAATGTAGCTGCTGGCTGAAATCTCCATTTATAATTACCTAATGATTCTACATACTTCACACTACAGTTTAAACTTTGATTAGAAGCACTATTAGCTGATTTATACGACATTAAACTTTTAGGTGATACTATTATTCTAGGTTCATTTACATAATTACCACTTAAAGTAGTCCAACTACCGTTTGTGCATTGTCCAGATTCAACACCTGTTAATGATCTCACTAAATTACCACCTACATACTGATTCACATAACCATTATTTATTAAGGTATAAGTACCATTATTCATGTTATTAGGATCTTTTACTTGAATATATCCATTAGTACCATCTATAACAATAGCTCCTCCAGCTAAACTTATAATTGAATTAGCTGAAATCATATCTCCAACTATCCAACCTGTACCAGCTTTGTTCGCGCTATTAACGAACAGACTACCATTTATAAGAACATTGCCGGTAGTGCTGTCAATAGCAAACACCTGTGTACCACTACCGGCTGAACTAGGGCATATATAAAACTTGTCTGCCCTGATCGTAAATTCTGAAGAAGATCCACTATTCCATAAGCCAAAACCTGAAATTCTACCATTAACATCTGTTCTTAATGTATATTGTGCCTCACACTCACCATTCAAAGTAGCCAATGCAGAAGAAGTAGACTGGATAGCAGCAGTATTACCGCCAATCTGGGCTAAAAGAGTTTGTTTATCTTCTGCTTGGGTTTCCTCTAAATTACTTACAGCAGTTTGTGTAGACTGGATAGCAGCAGTATTACCACTTACAGTAGTTTGTAGTGTATCTACCCTTTTAGCCATAGCATAGTCATTATTAGCTATTGTTTGTCGATTTTCATTAATTAATGCATTAGCATTATCAATATTAGACTGTAATCTAGTATTCATAATAGCTACAGCACCATTTACACCATCTATTTCAGTTTTGATCTGTTGTTTTACCTCTGCAAAACCAGAATCATTCTCTATTCTCTCATTAAAAGTATCTACGGCATTTAATACATTATTATTTGCTTCATGATTTGTTAAAATATTAGTAACATCTATATGCTGATTCAATACATCATCAAGGTGTGGTCTTTGTATAAGTCCTTCAGGTATATCAGGTGGTTGTAAAGCATCAGTCATTGCTGAAGCTGGACCAACAAAAGCACTGAAGGAATTACCATTTACATTAGCTGATCTTATCCAGTAGTGATATAAAGTACTACAATCCAAATTAGAAGCTGTAGTAAAAGTACTTGCATAGATTTTAGCTATTAGTGTAGCATTTTCTACTATATCTTCACTTGGGTCTGGTGGTACTTGTAATTGGTATATTTCAAAATACCCTATATAAGGGTCATTAGGCATTACCCAATTTAATACCGCTGATCTGAATCCACCTTCTGCTGTAAAGTTTGTGGGTGCATCTGGTACGGTGTCAGATCCTGTAGCAGTGTAGGTTTTATTACTCCATTCAGAATATCTGCCGTCGCTGCTTCTAGCCCTGACTTTGAAGGTGTATTCACCAGCTACAGCATTAGGAACTTGAACTGTATAACCTCTTTGTTCAGCTAATCTTACTGTATCTCCATTGGGTAAAATATAAGTAGGTTCAAAGGTTGCTGCTTCTTGACTTCCATTTTCCCAGCTGAAATTCAACATAGAAAATACACTGCCATTAGCAGCATAGCTACTTTCTACTACATTTAAATTTGTAGGTGCTGTAATAGTACCTCTTACAACTCTTCTATTTGGTACTGGTTCTAATTTATAGTCATTCTCTAATTGATGATATTTATTAGGATCTACCTCTTTCATATGAAGCACAAAACCTGTATTATCATCATTCTTTGAAATAGTCTGGATCATAAAGGTTCTAGGTGCTGCATCTGAACCAGAAATAGACCATACTGCATTAGGTACTACATTTTTATTTAAATTAGATTGAAGGGTAATAGTATCAGAATTACCTCTACTGGTTATTGTTCTAACCTGTTCAGTATTATCTTCAGCTATGATTGTAATAGTGTAAGTTTCATTCTGCTTTAAATCTACTGGTGCATCTAATTTAACTGTTTTGCCGTTAATGCTCTTAATTCTACCTGAATATCTAACACCCATAAGAACAGGATCAGCAACTCTTACCCAATCATTTGGAAGAAGATCATAGCAATCTAACCCAACTTCTGCTGTAGCACTCCATTGCTCTTTTTCAGTGAGAAGTGTCCACAAGCCGAATCTATACGCTTGTCCTCTGCTGGTGCAGCCATACGCTACTTTCTGAATTGGACGCTCACCGACTTGGGCATATAGATCCCAATCATACACTGATTCAATTCTGGCTCTGCTGTAGTCTTCAGGATCATACCAAGTAACCCTACAAACTGAATGTTTTTCCTGATTTGAAGCTGTAGAATAGGTAATTTTTCCACCAATTACATTTACCTGTGAAATAGTCTTAATAGGATCTTGTAATCTATCTGCTGTAGCAAAAACTATACCTGAACTCCAAAAGCTCATACCACAGAATGTACTAGCTATAGACTGTACAACTTTAACTGCTTCACCAGCTCCACTTATTACTCCATTAAATGTGTACCTAGGTTCATAACCACCATCACCATCTGAGACTAATTCATCACAGTATTGAGCTATTTCATACAAGCCCCATTTATCTACTAGTGCTTCATTAATCTGATCTGGACTAAAGAACTTCCTCACACCATACCTGTCATTTTCTATTATGTCTCTAAATATCCATGCTGGGTTATCAGTCCAAGCTAATTTAAATGTACCATTCCAAATACCACTGTATTCTCTTGTTTCAGGATTATAATTAGAAGGTACTTCTATTTTTAAACCTTTAACATGGTAGTTTCTATTGGGTACACTACTACCAAAAGCTTCAGCACTACCTCTAATAGCAACTACAGCAGTATTAGGATACATCATTTTATAACCAACTATTTCAGTGTATGAACTCCAATATAAATCATTATGCAGATTAGCACTATTACTATCTTCAGTCTCTTTATAAACTGTAACTGTCCAAGGTCCATTCTTATCCAGTTTGAACTCTTCAGACCATTGTGCTGTAGTCATTGTTTTATCGTGTTTAGTAGCAGTATAATCCACAATTACTTCATCACGTTTATTAGTAATTGTGATTCTATAGCTTATATCTGTTGGGTCTATATCACCAGCTCTGTTCTGATCTTTAGCAATCTGGAAATACAACCCCTGGACAGATAAGGTAACTCTCACATCAGTACAGTTTGTGTTTGAAATTTGCCTGGATAAGCTGCCCCTAGTAGGTCCAATTCCTTTAGGAAAAAGGTTTGTAATTTCAACACCTACTTGCTGTTCTGCTTCTACACCATCGATACCGTTTAATGGCTGCTGATCTGGTAGACCTGTAAGAACTTGGTAGGATACATCTCTATAGGTTAAAGTTCCACCTTCAGTTTCAAGTGGTGTATAGTTTAAAGCAATTCCTTTAGCATCATCTATAATACCTACTATTGGACCTTCTGAAATTGCATCTACTATTGTTACCCATTGGGTACTTTGTAATGTATTAGCAGCTTCTACAGGAGCTCTGTAACTAGCTCCACCTCCACCCTTACCGCCTTTCTTACCTCTAATTAATTCTTCTGCTATGATGATTCACCTCCTAAATCTTCTAATACTGGTTTCATGCCAGCACTTAATACAAGAGATCCAGTCCAGAATTTTCCATACACTACAGGTATAATATTACCTTCTTCAGCGACGTTTTGAGCTGAACTGAATACAAAGCTTTGTGCTGTAGCAGCTCCTTCGGAAGTTCCATTATCTAATGAAGGTGCTGGGCTAATCATCTGGGAAACTCCATTAAGCACCATGCCAGCACCACCCATAATAAGTGATTTCATCCACATAGCTGAATGTGCCCCAACAGCATGGGCAGCACCAACAGCAGCCCAACCAATACCGATCATAGCAATGCCAAGCACCACTTTTAAAACACCACTTCTTTTAGATCCATTGGGTACAGGTATTAAGTGATATTCAGTGTAATTATCTCTATAATCTAATTCATCTTCATCTAAATAATTCTTAGTCTTATACTTACCCCTGATAATCTGGAATTCTCCATCCCTAATTCTTTTCCTAAATCCTTTAATCTGACAACACAAAGCATTAACACATTCTTTAGCATTAGTACAATCTAGGGTGAATTTATCACCATACTCTTTTAAACTACCATGTAAATATAGTGTTTTTATTCTGCTTCACCTCTCTTATATCTTAACCAGTGTGAAATGTATTTAGACCATCTGCCTAAAGGTTCTTTTCTGGATAATCTATTAGCTAAGTGGTGTAACATCACATTGTTATTAATCATTACTACAGCGTGATTAGGTACTGTACTATTAATTGACATTAAACCTACATCACCATTAAATAATTTCTCACCACTCTTTATTTGTTCGGAAATATCTTCAAAACCAGCTTTAGTAAATCCATCTAAATATAGATTCTCTCCTTCTACTTTCCACCAGTCATTATATCTAGGGAATTCTGGTAAATTGATACCTAATTCTTGTTTGTAGTAATCTTTAATAATTGCATAGCAATCACCTTTGTTATCTGTTCCACTAGGTCCATTTCTGAATTCTCTACCAACTAATTCAATATCAGGTACATCTTTACCAAAATACATTACCTCTGAAGTACTCTTATCAGGTCTTACTGCTACTATTCCAAAGGTTACATCACAATCTATTTGTGACTGAATATCTAAATTACTAGGTTCAGGGTAATTCACATTACAGTGTGAGTGAATTATTGCTATCACATCATGTTCTAATAGTACTTCACCCTTCAGGGCAAAATCATTTAAAGGATCTTCAGCTACATTAATCTGTGGTACATATTTATTCCCTTTTTCAGTCTTAACAATAATTCCTACACATTCGCTAGGGTACTCTGCTACAGCGTGCTTCTTGATTTGGTTGCTTATTCTTTTTCCAAACATTTACGTTCTTACCCTTGCAAGGCCTGGAAATCCACCATAGGGAAGATCAGCACCTTCACCAAACCTAAGAACACAATCAGCTAATCTATGTCCACATTCATCTTCTGCTGGTGTGCAGCTTACACCCATTTTGGTGTAGCAAGCCGCACCAGTGTAAGGGCAAGCAGTAGAAGTGTTGAAATAGTCAAATTCACCTGTATCACTGTTGTATCTTCTGTAGATCCAACCACATACATCTACTAATGCTTGTCTACTTGGCAATTTCAGATTAGATAAATCCATAGGTGTTATTAACTCCCATGTAATACTCTGATTATCCATACTAATAACCCTATCTACTATATACCTATCACTAAGCAAATAGGTGTTATTACCTCCATCTTCATGCCCATCTAAGTATCTGGCTAATGTTTCTATTCTGTATAAACTAGCTCCTTGCCCACCATTATATCCAACCACTATATTTAAAAATGTATTGGGTAAATTACCTTCATCATCAGCTATTGATACTGTAATTTTAGGTCTAGGCATTGAAGAAGAATCCCAAGAAAACCCTTCTGCTTTAAAGTTTATAGCAGTGTATTCAATATTGTTAAAGTGTATATTTTCACCATTAGTATCTTTGGTATTAGTGAATCTTAAAATTGGTCCACCTAATACGCTACAATCTAATGTATAAAGTTCAACGTTTATAATAGGTGTACTTATGTCTTGTGTTACTCTTTCTGGACTAGCTATATTAATCACGCTCCTATATAAAAAATACACCAGATAAAGCTCTGTTAGTCTCTATCTGGTGTTTTAGTTTTAATTAAAAGTCTGTTCAAACTTAGCAGATAAAGAAATTCTGTTACCTTCTGCTGATTCATTCCACTCAACACAGCGCCACATACATAATTCATTAGTGGTAGGGTGTGTATAGTAGAATGATTCAGTATTTTGGTTAGTGAAGAATGTATTTAGTGTTTTTGCTTGTTGAAATGTTAATCCATTCCATTCCAAGCTAATAGTATATCTTTTACTGTTAATTCCATCTACTACACTATGTGAATATCCATCACCAAATTCATTAACCTTATTCTGTATCTTCGATTCTGTTGAAAGTGTTCTAGGTTGTCTAAATGGGTTAAATGTATTCATCTAATCACCTACCCCATACTGTACATCTTTTGTCTATTATATGTGTACATCTCATCAGCTACTTCAGTCTTAACATAAGCTTTAATCTGTTTAGCTAATTGTTGTGCTTGTTCATTAGACATATTACCACTACCATTATTAGTGATGTTAATAGTAATGTCTTTAACACTGGTGTCTTTGTGGATCAGTCCACCAAGAGCTTTTTGCTGCTCTCTGGTGAATACTGCCTCACCTGTTTGAAGCACTGCTAATTGTTCATTTGCACCGACAACACCACCAGTGTGGAATTTAGGTAAGGATCTCACAAATGAAGGTGGATCTATACCGATAACACCACCTGTATGAACACCACCAATAAGACCTCTGAAGATCCCATTAAACCACGGTGTAATCATTGAATTAAGTGCTATCTTCATCAACTGCTTACCCACATTACTTAATGTATCAGCAAAATTACCACCTTCTACTATAGCATCTATTAAACCAGTCTTTAAATTCCCTAATGTCTGTGCAGCAGCCTGATTTAGCTGGTTCATAGCTTCTTTAGCTTTATCTACACCCTGGGCTAATTTGTCCAATTCACTACCCGCTACTGGAATACCATTATCTGTAAATTGTGCTACCATCCCTTTAGCTGCTTCCTGAGCTTGTCTCATTGAGATAGTACCAGCTTCAACTTTTTCTTTTAACTCACCTGCAAACTGATCTCCAAAGGATTGCATACTAGAAACGGTTTCTTTCCAGATTGAATCCACCTGTTCAGCAGTATCACCTGATAAACCAGTTCTACGAAGATCCTCTATTTCCTCAAATCTGGCTTTAAGCTGTTCAAAATATTCATCACCACTTGTAAATTTGTGCTGATAGTTCCAGTCCTCATCACTGTAGGTACTCTTGATACTATCCATGATCTTACGATCTGCTTCAGCTTGTTTTCTGAGTTCCTCTTGGGCCTTTTTAGCAGCGTCGTTTGTAGTAGTAGATTTACTACTTGACTTTGATGCACTGTTACCAGATAAGAATTTACTTACAGCAGCAGTATCAGTTTTAGAACTAGTACCACCAACTGATGCAGGTGTAAGTATAGATTTGGCATAATCAGCAGTACCTTTTAGCTCTGATCTTAATTCAAGTGGTATAGTAGCCCAAACCTTACTAATCTCAGCTACATCTTTAGCATTTGTTAATTGTTTCTTAAAATCCTCTATGGTATCAAATCTAGTGTATTCTCCTAATTGTGCTGTTAAGGATTCTCTCGCTTTTTGCAGTTCTTTTATCTTTTTAGGAAGGTCATACTGTGCTACATTTGCTCTATCTTGGCTTTCAAAATAAGCTGCATCAGAAGAATAATCTATTTTTGTTGCCTCTTTATACTCCTGTTCAGCAGCTTTTATTTCTTTTTCCCTAGCAGCTATTTCATCCTGTAACTGTTTCTTCTGCTGTGCTCGTTCGTCTGCTGTTCTTAATGCCATACTAGCACGAAGGTCATCTGTAATCTTTTTAAGTTTAGCTGTTTCAGCCTGGGCACTCTGCAAACTCTTTATATATTGGTTAATAAGTATCCCTGCAACTGCTGTTAATGCAGTAGCTATACCAGCAGGCCCCATTAAAGTAGCTGAAAACGCCTGTGTTATTGAACCTGTAGCTTCAAGCGTTCTAGTAAAATTCCTAAAAGCACCTACTACATCTGCTGCTATACCTACTAATTTACTCATTGCAAACTGTAAAGGACCTATAGCAGTAGCAACTAATCCAATCCTTACAGCAGTTTCAGCACCTTCGCCGCTCATACTCTTAAAACTAGCTGAAACTCTATCCAATGCCATACTAGCAAGATCATTTAAAGACTTACCTATAGCACTACCATTCACAGTAAAACTATTGGTGACTTTTTGCCATTTATCACTTAGTGTTTCTGTTTCTAATGCAGTTTTATTTATACTATTGGTGTTCTCATATAATGATTTAGTGAGTGTATCTACATCTAAAGCACCACTTTTAATTATTTGGAGCATCATTTGAGCATTTCCACCGAATAATTTAGCTGCTGTAGCTGCCTGTTCATGTGCATTTGATGTATTTTGCAGTTTATCTATCAGCTTTAACAGCTCTCCACTAGTATTAGATACGCCATTTTTAGCTAATTTTGCCATTGCAGTTTGTAATACACCAAAAACAGTACTAGCACTATAACCAGATTTTTCTAAACTACCTATCAATACTGTAGATTTATTTATATCTAAACCAAATTTAGCTAATATTGGTTGAAACTGAGCAAATGTAGTAGCTAATCCAGTAACACTTACACCAGTGTTTTGTGAAGTAGTAAATAACCTGTCTAATGTAGATTCATAATCCTCTGTAGATACTTTTGCAATATTAAATGCTCTACTCACACTATCTGCTAACCCACTTATTGATTCACCTGATATTTTAGACAAATTAGTCATCTGAGCAGATAACTGCTGCAAAGGTTCACCCATAATACCTAATTTAGTATTAAGATCAGCTACAGCAGTAGCAACAGTATCTAAAGAGCTTGTAGAATTGGCTGCTACAGCTCTGAAATCGTTCTGTAGCGTTTTAAGTGCATTACCTGTAGCACCTGTTCCAACTCTCACTTTATTCAAAGCAGCCTCTACCTTCTGGAATGAAGCAACAGCAGCTACACCAAAAGCGGCTATAGGTGCTGCTAGTTTGGTCCAAGCTTTAGCAGAATTTTCTATCTCTCTAGAAGCTTTCTTCAGATCCTTTTCTACGGTTTTCAACTTCTTCTGAAGGTCAGTTATATCAGCACCATATACAACCACATTACTTACTTTCTTTTTGGCTATTATCAATCACCTCCATTTTCTTTAAGCTCAGGGCTTTATTCTTATCTATGTAGTATTTATCTTTTGGTGAAATAACCTTATTCTCATACCAAATACCAGTAATATCATCTAAATTAGGTACAGTTTTAACATGTGGACTAATTATTAATAGTGCTACTTGTATTCTATCTCTTTGCTCCAAGTAGTTCTTATATCTATGTGCAATGATTAAATCAGTAATTTCACCTAAAGTATATTCAGTATCATAGTGTATGTTTAATTGAAGTGGACCTAATGCAGATAAGTGGATCTCTCTCCAAAAATCTGCATCAGGTCCTTGTATTAGTTTTTTGATTCAGATTCTTCTGTAGAAGCTTCTTCCTTTTTCACACCTAATAAACCATTAATATCTCTGGTAAAACTATCTGAGATCCATTGAAGAATATCTACTAGTGTTTCACCTTGTGCTTGTAATTTATCCAGTAACTCACCAGCATCATCTAATGTAAAATCCTTATTGGTGTAAGAATACCCAATCCATAAAAGAATAGTAATCTTGTCTAAACTCATTTCATCAAAATATTCATTCATATTAAATATACTGGTATTAGTATACTTCTCCAATTTCCTACAAGCAGATATGGTAAATTTAAGTGTGATCTCTTTTTTACCTAATTTCATCTAGTTGTACCTCCTATTATTGTTATAGTTTAATTACGCAACTGTACCTGAAGTAACAGCACCATTAACGACATAGCTGATAGCAATGCTTAAAGCAGCATTAACAGCAGCACTGGTATTATAAGCAGTCAGGAACGCATTAAAGGTGATCTTGGGTTTTCCAGCAGTTTTACCCTGAGGATACCAAGCTAAACTAAGCTCAGTACCACCAAACATAGCGGTTTCAAGGGTGTTAAGAACAGTGTCCGTAGGATCAACTAAAGCAGTAAATGAACCAGATCCAGATTTGATACCTGTACCCTGATCGCTCCATTCAGTACTAAGGGTGCTGAAATCAATGGTAGAAGCAGCAACATCTAAGCTAAAATCTGTGATATTAGCAACCTTGGTTTCAGTGCTGTCAGCAACAATGTATAATTCAGCAGCTTTTGTAGTAAGTTTACTCATATATTTATTACCTCCATCTTATTTATCTCTACCATCTGACTGGTAGAAGTATTCATAGTTTAATATTGCTCTACTCCAATTAGAAACAGGATCAATTAAGTACTGCTCTGATACTAAATCATAATCTGTTTCTAAGACTTGATAGATTTTATTAGAAATAGTATTTACTTCCTTCTTACCCTTGTAACTGCTCCAAATATTTAAGGTAATACTTAATCTCTTTTCAGTATTATTCATTAACCTACCATCATAGGTATTCACACTACTAATTACTATGTAAGGTGATTCTGCCCCATTAGGTGCTATTGAATCATATATAGCAGTTAATTCAGGTATTGTAGAAAGTCTACCAAATAAATCTGTTAATACATCTAATTGTGTCATTACTTTAGCTCCTCCTCTAGTGCTTCAGTGAAAAGGTCTGGTAAGGTATCTTCTAATTCTTTCTTAGCTGGTTGCAGATAAGGTTGCGCGTACATCTCTTTTGTTCCGTACTCAACTGCAAAAGCATAGTAGGTTTTATCCGGTAAGGGTGTTTTTCGATCCTTATTAACCAGCGTTAAATCTGGGTAATCAGCATATACACTAATATAGGGTGAATCTTTATCTAAACCCTTTTCACCAATCTTAATACTGTTTATTAATGCACCAGTTCTAATTGTATTATGTTCTATTAGCTTCTGTTTAGCTCTATCTACAGTCTTTTCAGCTATCCTTTTAAGTGATTTCTTATTAGCAGATTTAATAGCTTGCTGTACATCATCTAGATTCTTATATAATGCAGCTTCATTCTTGATCTTACTAGTGAAGGTAACACCACTCATTATTCATCATCACTAAAGAAGGTTTCTTTGATCCATTTGCTGATCTCTTTGAGCATCTGCTTCAGGTGGGTGTAGGTTAATTTCTTCAAGTAGGGTTTTATCATTTCCCAAAACTTCTTCATATTAATCACACTCCTATCTGTGAAGGTTCAACTGAATTAAGCTTTAAGTCTATATAACCAAATGAATCATAGGGTGTAATACCAACTATCTTAAAAGTCTTACCTGATAATGTACCAGTTAAGAATTTGATTATAGTATTAAGTGTAAATGGATATTGATTAATTCTAACAGTAATATTAAAGATATTGGTATCTGTGTTCTGATCTGCTAATGTCTTGTATGAATTAGCTTTGTTGTTAATACTACAGAATATTGAAGCTTGTAACACTAACCTCTCTTGATAACCGCCTATTTCATCTGATACTCTTTCTACTTCATAGATCCCAATAGGGGTATTATAGGTAATCACTGTAATACCTCTGGATCTCTATGGAAATAAAGCAACTGCTTTACTGTTAAAGGTACTTCAGACATAGTAGAAGATACTACTGGGTTTCTATTATCATAATAATGATAGATCAGTAATAACATTGCTTGTTTCTCTAAATTGGTAGGTGTTTCATATTCAGGTGCTTCTTCACCTTCTGCTGGTACTCTTTCAGCTATTAATCTACCTTGGTAGTTTTCTACAAATTCCCTAGCTGTAGTAATAAGTGTGGTTATATAAGAATCATCAATATTGTGCGAAACACGTAGATAATTTTTAACAGTATTTAAATCTAAAGGTTCTATTATTTGCAAATCATATCACCTTCATATTTGGTATACTTATCTCTGAATAGCTGCTCTACTGATTGAAAACCTTCTACATTATACCTATGTCCAAGTGAACTGTATGTTATATTTGGTAAAAATACTCTATACCATTCGGCAAGTGTTTTAGTATCTCCATTAATTGTTATATAAATGTTATTCCTTCTATTATTAGCTTGTTTAACATAGTCTACCCATCTACAATTCTCAGGGCAATAATTACCATTATTATCTACTCTATCTATAGTAATATTATCATTATACCCATTAGCCATAGCCCAACTATAGAAGTTGGTAAAATCATCCCATTCTTTACAGACAGTAATGCCCCTACCACCATAATTAGGATATACTGGATTGTTAGTGTTATTACATCTTGATCTCATATTCTCCCAAATATTAAACAGCCTAGTATTGGTTTTGTTATGTGTTGTGTTTCTATCTAAACACAGTTTTTTAGCCGTATCTTTTTGCAAACAACCACATGATCTACTAGCACCACTATTTAAATTTAACCCACATACACTAACAAAACTACCACATTCGCACCTACATTTCCAATATGTTCTACCTTTAAGGTTTGTCATTTCTTCATCTAAACCTAATACTGTTAATCTACCAAACTTCTTACCAGTTAAATCTATTCTATTTCTTGGCATTAGTTATATTCCTCCTATTCAGAAATAAGCTTTTCTTTAAAGTAAAAGGGCTAATACTTATTCAGCATTAGCCCCTTTAATACAGCTATTTAATTATTAGTGATTATTACTATTAGGAAGCACTGAACTTGATGAATTTAAGAGCCTGTGTATCAGGGCACATAAATCCAACACGAAGTCTAGTATAATAGTGGATAAAGCCCATGGCAGCGTATGGGTTACGAAGCATGGTAACTCCGATTCTATCCACGATTGTGCAAGCTCTACGGAAATCACCAAAAACAATAGAAAGTGATCCGCTGGCAATCGTCGGCATCTGATCCGAAGTCACAACAGGATAACCAAGAAGTGTAGAAGGCATATTCGCAACCATTGAAGGAACGAATAAATATCTACCATCCGAATCCTGAATCTTTCTGACTTCGCTTAAAGTGTCTCTCGACATAACCCAAGTAGCATTAGCCAAATAACCAGGATTCATTTTAGCAATAACATCAAAGAAAACGTTAGCAGGAGTAGTGGAATGGAAAGCACCAGCTCCACCTGAAACAATGTGCTGGAACGTGCCAAAAGCGCGTGTACCATCCTTGGTAGCAGCAGTCCCATAAGCTAACAAGCCCTTCATCTCTCCAGAACTATTGGTGTTGTTGTCACCAGTAAAGAAGAGTTCATCCTCTTTCAGGGCAATGGCTTCAGCAGCCTCACGAATTACAAGTGATTCAAGATCAAAAGCAGAATCCTCTAAAGCGCGGAGTGTAACCGGTGATAAGGCGCTAAGTTCGTTCCAAGAAGGAGTAACACTAGCAAAGGTTGGTGTGTTAGTAGCGTTTCTAGTTCCGGTTTCAGTGACTATATCGACTCCTGTGCCATGAAGATTAACGATCTGGCTGTATTCAGGTGTAGAAGTAGTAACAACATTAGCTAAACCCCTCATAACAGATTTCTCTTGAAGAATTTCATAAATCTGTTTAGCTAATTCCTTGGGTACTAAATACCCACCCTGACTATCAGTACCAGTATTAATTGTTTTCTTTTCTGGAACTATACCAGTCTTAATCCAAGCTCTAAAATCTTTACGCTCATTATCAACTTCAGCATCAGCAGCGGTATTAGGTCTATACAGCTTCTTCTCTAATTCAGCCTTCTTAGCTTCAAGTTCATTCATACGCTTTTCAAGGTTCTCGACCTTTTCAGTAGCTTCACCAGCGTCTGAATTCTTCTCAAGCTCTTCTATGCGTTCATCATTAGCTTTCTTATAAGCTTCAAAGAGCTGTGCAAGCTCGGCAATAGCATCGTTAATCTGATTTAAAACATTCGTATCTTCATTCATTTTTATTTGTACCTCCATATGTACGTATTTTCATTGATTCTATCAGTTACATCTTTTAATGCACTAATAGTAGTATTGAGAGTAGTAATGCTCTCTGTTAATTCCGCAACAGCAGCAGCTAATTCCTCTAAAGTAGGTGTAGTTTCTTCGGTAGGCTGCTCGACAACTTCATCTGGCATTTCTATATAACCTCCATTTAATAGGGGTAACAAAAACATACATCTATTAACACCTTCAAAGTATCACACTTATCAGGAACTAGAACTAGAATTCACTAGCTCTAAATATTAATACCTGTACATTATTTGTTCGGAATTATTTTCGTATTGTAGAAGCTAATTTAAGGATATTCTTATTAATGCTATCAAGTAAATTCTTCTTACTCAATTTGGATTCTGCTAAAGGTAAAGTAATCTTTTTCACACTTGATATAAAGGTAAGTGCTTCTTTATTACTGAACCCTTTAGACTTCAGATATTTTTCACAATCTTTAAGTGTAGTAAGTTCATCTATAGACTTAACATTAATAACCCTAGCTTCATCATTACAGGGCACTGAAACAAGGGATATTTCAAACAGTGTTAAATCCTTTAACTGTCTAACACCTTTTTCATTATAGTCATAATCATTAACACTATACCCAATACTTAAACCTGATATAGCATTATTCTTTAATAAGCTGTAGACCTCTTTGGATCTGGCTACTTCATCTATCAGTAGTTTACCTTCTACATATAAACCCTTTTCATCTTCTTCTAATTTGGTCCATACTCCAATAGGTTCAGCAGTATTATGGTTCCATAACATAACCGGTGTTTTTTCTTGTAAGGATTTTGTGAAAGCTCCCTTTATTACTGTGTCATTATCGTAATCTACATTATTGAATACTGAAGCGTATGCACTAAATACACCTTCTTCAGTAAGTTCTTTGATCTCTAAATTAAGTGATTTATTTTCAGTCATTGGAAGGATTTTCACCTCCTTCAGGGAAGGTTTCTCCAGTAGGTGTAACATTCTGAGCTGGTTCTGGATTAGCTAAATCAGTGTAGTTTAATGGTTGTAAATGACGATCCCCACCATCAACAGGATTCATCTGCTCTAATGCTCTTACTTCATTCACACTTAACCAACCCCAAGATAAAGCGGTTTTGTAGCTCTCATATCTGGTTTTGGTATCGCCCCTTAAAAATCCATCAGCATTAAACCTAATCTTTTCATCTGGATCTGTAATAAGGGCATTGTTTAAAGCAGTCTCTATTCTAGTGATCCAAGGTACTAATGACATCTGAAGGAAAGCCCTATTTAATTCATATAGACCTGAACCCCATGATGAAACAGTTTCAGTACTGTTAATTAAATGTGCTGGTACTCTGAAGATCCTGCTTATTTCTGTTACACCAAATTTTCTACTGGCAATATATTCTGCATCTGCATTACTTATACTTAATGGCTGGTATTCTAGACCTTCTTCAAGTACCATTGTTCTAAAGGAATTATTACCAGTAAAACCTTTATCAAAGGATTCTCTTAATCTCTGTTTAGCTTCCTTGGATAAAGCATTAGGATGTTTTAATACTCCCTTGGGTGCAGCTCCATTCACAAAGAAGTTTAAACCGTACTCTTGTGCTTTCAGATTTAATTGAATCGCACATCTACTACAAGCTATTGGACTTAAACCTCTATACCCATCCAATGACTTACCTTTGATGTGAATTATGTTGTTAGTAATCACTTGGGCATTGATGTTATTAAAATTGACTTGGTAGGTTAAAGACCAATCTGGATTCTGTGTTACTGAAACTGCATATGGCGGTAAGGGTAAAAGCTCTAATACTTCACCATCTGAACCAATTACTTTATAGATATAGGCATTACCTGTTAATAACAGACAATTTAAAACCCAATCTATAAAATCAAATCCATTCATAAAATCATTAGGGTGTTCAAGCAGCTTTTTAATTGGGTGCTTCTTAATACTGGTGTATGTATTATTCTTATAGCTAACCACATCAATAGGTAGACCAGCTATAGACTCAGATATTAAGGATACACAAGCCCAAACAGCACTGCACTGTAAAGCTTTTAATGCTGTTAAATCTCCATCTAACAATTCGTCTATGCTTAATGGTTGTACTACATTTGTAGTAGTATTTGGTGTGAACTCTGTTATGTTATTATCCTTAGTAAAGAAGTTCTTAATAGTATTAAATATTGTTGGTATTTATCTCACCTCTCTTAGTAATATCTCCAGCCCACTGTATAGCCATTGCTTTAGCAATTCCTGGGAATGTTTTAGCCCTGTTAATTCTTCTATCACCTTTAATCTTTTCAGAATAACCATTTTTACAAACAGTATTATTTCCCTTTCGTCCAGCTACCCAGGCTCCAACAGGTTCAACTATATCAGTAGGTATCAGTTTTGGTAACCCTTTTAACCACAGTCGTGTTTTTTTGTATATGGATCTCCAAACATATACGGCTCAATCTGCTGTGTATAAGGCGGTAGGTTATAAATTTTAAGTGAAATAGGATTCTCTATTGCAATCTTATTACAAGCAGCGTTATAGAACTTCATGAAAAACTCTTTTGCTTCTAATCCTTTTCTGTACCTCTCTTCATTAATTACACCATTTCTATATAGCCTACATGCTCCAGCATTACTCAAATAAGTGCAAGGTGGAAAGGCTATAATCATATCCCAATGTTCTTTTAATAAGGGTGTAACATCCTGTTTTAAATGCCATTCTGGGTGTCCACCTGAACATTCCAATACATCACATGAATAGGCTTCATGCCCAAGTTTTCTTAGTTCTATAGTGACCGCTTGTGATTCTTCGCAGGCCACTAATATTTTTATTATGTATCACTCTCTTTTATTCTTATAACATAAAGATACCTTCATCTTCATATATACTTTCACTACTCTCTTCATTGTATCCTGATAATTGGTATCCAGCTATGGCTATTACAGTAGCCACAACAGGATCTATTCTCTTTGTTGGTTTGTCCTTAATAGGTCTAATGTTCTGATTATTATCTCTTAGGATTGAGACATTATTAAATGCCCACTTTAGTACAGGATTTTCTCCACACTTAAGCTGATGTGAAACAATCAACCTTTCCAACTCCTTTGAAGCTGGTGAAAGTGAATAAAACCCTTGGCGTACTGCCATTGTATCAAAACCATCAACTGATTCTAGATCAGACATTATCTTTGTACTATTCCATGGATCAAAGCTTATTAATCTAATGCTATAGGTCTTGGATAATTCATTAATATAGTCTCTAATATAGTCATAATCAACGACATTACCTGAAGTAGCTATTATGTACTTCTCTCTAACCCAAGTAGAATAGTTGGCTTTATCCTCTTTTTCTTTGGTCTTAATTCTATCTTCAGGGATAAAGCTTATAGTCTTAACTGTTTGCAGCTTTGGCCAATATATTGATAAACTTGTGAGGTCTGTAGTATTACTTAAATCTAAACCAATGTAGCAGTTATTACTCTTAAGATCCTCTTCTGAAGGAAGATCATTCTTAATGCACTCTTCCAGATCCAGAAGGTTAATCCACCTCTGGCTCTGGTTCTGCCAAAGATTCAAATAAAGCTGTCTGAAGGAATTCTGGTAAGATACTATTTCTTGTGCTTTTTTACACTCGGATCTTAAGAATTCTCTTGATACTGATACATCTAAATTAGGGATTGCCTTTTTCCAAGTATCTTCAGAAGTCCAATCGTCTTCAGGATCTGCTTCATATATTAATGGTAGTACTGTATCATCTACTACTACACCATCTTTTATTGCTTTTGCATATTCATAAATTTCATACGCAAATGAAGAGGTATCATTGCCAACTGTACTTATTATTAGCATTAATGGCTGTTCTCTTGCTCCCATTGAAGTCGCCATAGTATCGTACAGTTCTCTATCCTTTTGAACGTGGATCTCGTCAAATATGCAACAGGAACAGGATAGACCGTGTTTTGTACCAGCTTCAGAACTCAAAACCTTATAAATACTGTTGGTATTTTTCACACTCATATTCTTGGTACTGGCATTAAGACGGATCAGCTTGGACAATGCTGGTTGTGTCCTCACCATTTGCGCTGCTGCATTGAACACCAGTGAAGCTTGTTGGAAGTCACCAGCCACACTGTAAACTTCAGCACCTTTTTCCCCATCGGCTACTAACATGTAAAGTGCTATAGCAGCACCAAGCTCAGTTTTTCCACACTTTCTAGGGATGAAAACTATTGATTGTCTGTACTGCCTTAAACCATCTTCATCTACAGTGCCAAATAATTTAGCTACATACTCCTTCTGCCAGGGTTGAAGTTTGAAGTATTTTCCACTCCATTTACCCTTACTAAACTTCAAGTGTTCAATAAACTGTATAGCTCTATTAGCTTTTACTGGATCAAACATTATTTCTTAATCCTTTTAGTGTCTTTTAAGGGTGCTGGTTCTGGATAATCGCCAATAATACTTAGCATTTCAGATTCTTCTTCAGAAGTACCAGCGTTATTAATATTTACCAGTCTTGCTCTACTAGTTGGTGTTAATCCTAAGGCTGCTTGTGTCTGAAGTAATCTTTTTCCTAATATCTCTCTTAGTTGTGCTTCAGGTCTCATCTTCACTAATAACTGCTTCTTGTCTCCTATTTGTTCTATAGTGTAACCATTCTTATTAAGGAACTTGGTTAATTTATAGTATTCCACTAGTGTCTCACAATATACACATAATAAATCTACATCAAGCTCAGTAATAACATTAGCTTTCTTTAGGGATTCGTATATTCTATTAAACTCCTTCTTTGCTTCTGGTGAAAGCTCTGAAGGTGCTTTTGATTTAATTAGGTTTGTGATTTTGAATTCCTCCTATATATAGGGGGGATAGGCTAGAAAGGAACACTACCTATAGTGTTAATCTTCTCGAATCCGTTAAAAAAGAAGCATCGGCGCGTTCAGCTTCCATCGACTTTTGTAAGTTTTCACCCACCCCTCTCTCTGATTCAGCATTTGCAATACTTGACAAATATTAGTAATATAATAGAACTACTATTAATCATCTTCCACATCTACATTAATATTAAGCATTAGTTTTAATAGTAGTTCTATCTTAACTGGTTATATTTAGTTGTATGTAGTACTACAGTTTGAATATCATTAACAAATTTCCTACATAGTACTTCTTTTGATCTACTGTATTTAAAGTATCTTCTAGTGTATTTTCTAACAAGGGTATTACTTATAGTGTTTGGGAATAATAATTGGGCCTATAGAAGCCCTATCTGATTTTTGAGAAAACCAGCAAAAGATATTGATGATATACCAGATTCATTCTCACTGAAGAGTTTATACACTAGACTTAGCACAAGTAGGGAAACGTTGCCCCAAAAACCTACTTCTACTATGCACTTCTAAAGACAATAACAACATACACTATTTAATACTTCCTCCTAAAACACATTAGTTCTACTTAAAGTAATGTGTAAGAACCACATAGATAATGATATTCAGTATATATTAATCTGCTACCTAGCAGAGTTAATACCTTCTTTTCAATCATCAATAGCATCATAGAATGAAACTACTAAATCTGGTTCATCCTGATCTGCTTCAGCTTCTTCTGGGTCTCCGCATTTAGCAAAAGTAATAAGCCCATCTAAATCTTCTTTATCCACATCTTCATCTACAACATAATGATCTTCTATATATTCTAGCATTGTTCCAAGTGTTCTTCTCATAACATCTAATTCAGTAGTAATATCTGCTACTTTGTCTTCAAGTTCATCAAGACCATCTAAAAGACCGTACAAGAATTCTATATCCATGGGTATCTACCTCCATTTATTTGTTCAAGAAATTTTGGTTAAACTAGCTCAATATAACAGCGGTTAATCATATTGAGCATCACCCTCTTTAAGTGTGCATACATAAACATCACACTCCAATAAAGATTTAGATTTTAATTAGTACCTCTGTTGTAGATTTTAAATGCTTTCCATTAGCTCCCATATTACATTTAGACTTTTTACACCAGATTATATTATTACTTCTAACATCTTCAACATTTTCAAAATACTCTGATACTATTATTGTATGCCCTTTATTTTTAGTTTGTTCACACCATTTATAAAACTCTACATGGTCAAACTTATATATATATTTAGAAGTATGTTTATAGGGTATATCACAGTATATCAATACAGGTGTTTCAGGTAATCTATATTTATAATAATCACTACTGCTAAAATTTATTTTCTTAATATAATCTAAATCCCTAATTAGACTATTCTTTGCTTGCATACAAAAATCATCTGATCTTGTATTGGTTGCATAACCTGAAAACCAATTCCCCGCATAAGAGCAGCCAAAACCTGCGAAAGCGGTTAAAGGGTTATATACATCCTGATCTGCTTTAAGCTGAATCCATTGATCTTTAGATAGATCATCTGGCGGTATCCATCCTGCTTTAAGGGCATTGAACATTGTTATTAGTGGTTTAGATATATCATTAGCATATACATCTAAATTAGGGTGTTTCTTTAACATTGCTACGGAAATATTAGCAGCACCACAAAACATATCTATAAAAACATTAGATTCAGGAAGATAATTTATAAGCTCAGCCGCTATATCATCCCTTAACCTATATTTTCCACCGCGATACTGCATCTATACTACTATGGGTAAATTCTTCCAAGAATCAATAGCTACTACTAAAATATTGGTTAATTCATTTGTTAGAATTGCAGTGTGCATTATTAGCTGATTGATCTTTTCATTATGCTTTAAGTCTTGCAATAGATCATTAAGAATCTGGTAAGTCTTATGTACTTCCTCTATAATATGGTTCTTTGTATCATCATCTAATGCTCTATCACTTGATACAAAATTATTAAGGTCTAACAGGTAATAATCTAACTCTAGCTTTATCTTAGCATTGAACTTATTAAGAACACTGGTATGAACTTCTGCTTTCACATTATTGGATTCATCAAATGGCCCTAATTGCATGTATGCTTCAAGAAAAGCCCTCTCAATCTTGAACATTAACATATTAGTTCTATACTCAAAAAGTGTTCTAAGATTCTTGTAACTGTTACTGATCTTGAATATTCCTGACTGCTCTATAGTTCTTATGTTTGTTTCAACAAGTCTTAATACTGCTAATATATCATCTAATTTAGTATTATTCAGATTGTCTTCACCCTCTTTTTCTTTTGGTCTGATTAGGTATGAAAATACACTGACACCAACTAAGCTAAAACTTAATGTAATTAGTAGTGTAGGTATACTATCAACTCTAAAGCCAAGGTAGTATAAAGCTGCAAAGGTAATTGATAGGGGTATTATAAAGAGTATTTCAGTTCTACTTAATAGCCCTTTAACAATCTCTATAATACCCTGTTTATTTTCATCATTCAGTTCTATAGGGTCATCACCTCTTTATTTTTAGGCTAATGACTTTTCAACAAGATATAAACTACAGTATACTAATCCAGCTACTAAGAATACTCCTACTGAAAAGAACTCCTTCATTCTGTTGTACATATGTCTGAACATTTTAGTTCCTCCTTATTTGTTAAGATTTAAGATAAGATTAATGTTAAACTGTAAAAGAACAGTATAAGCACTCCTAGGGTAATAAGTGATTTCACAAATCTATACATACTCATTCTAAATACTCCTTACAACTGAAATAGGCTAATGCAAACAACAGAACTACTATTATGACCTTCATCAACATTATTTATCATCCTCTTTAATTGCTGTGATAAAGCTGTGAAGAATATATACATAAAACACAAGTATCATTCCTTTTATAAGTACTAGGTTAAAATCCATGTTTTAACAACCTCCTGTAGTTTGTTCAGAATTTTTTCTAAAACTCATGTGAATTTTATTATGGCATTCACTACACAAACTCATTAAATTATCATAGTCATACATAGAACCACCTTCTTCTATTGGTTTTATATGATGTACTAAAACCGCTGCTGTAGTTCTACCTTCTTTTAAACACATTTCACAAAGTGGACTGTGATTCAGTTTTAATTGTCTCAACTTTAACCATCTTGTAGTTTTATATTCATGGCTTGTAGTTCTGTAATATTTATTGTATTCCTTATGCTTTCTCTTTCTTAGAATCTCTTTCCATTTAGAACCTGCTTGTTTAGGCATAAATTAACCCATCCAGAATTTCTATAACATCCTCTGCTGTAAAGAGCATTTCACACCCATTCAGCTCATCTATCTTATCTTGAATCTTATCTACTATCTCTTGTCTACTAGTTACCCTTTCTTCTGTACCATCGTCTAAATGAGTTTGGTAATACCAGATAGGTGTAGTATTTTCATTCCAATCATAGCTGTTATTACTCAGTTGTTCCAATTCCATCTTTAACCCCTCTTACTCTTGATTCTAATAAATTGTAAATACCATAGATACCTATTAAGACTGATTCAGCAGCATAAGTAGATTCTACTTCAAGATTTGGCATGATCTGCTTTAATCTCATCAAAGCAGCTTGTTTTATATCTCCCTTGGTTTCTGGTAATAGGTCTAATAGATTAAAATACTTTTGCCATACTGAAGGGCGTTTAATCCAGTAGGTTCTACTGAATCCAATGAAATCATTAGCAGCCTGAATAGTAGCAACATTGTAAGCAACCCTAGTAACTGTTTTAAGATTATCTGTATGTCTCCAATCAGGTCTTACTAAGATTGCTTCTAATAGATCATCTGGTTCTCTACTCTCCCAAATGGCTTTAGCTAAGTCTCTAACCTTTATATTATGGTTCATTGATTCAGGTATTTTTTCAACAAAACCAAACTGAAAAGAACCATCTTCACATTCATTAAAAACAGCAAAATACCCATCTGGTTTAGGTAAGTAGCTAAATACTTTTCTAGTCAATGTATAATCAACTCTCCTTCTATAAAAGCTCTAATTTCTTATAGTAATCTTGTTTAGTGATATATTTAATAGTATCTTCTAAGCCTAATTCTTTTAACATCTCAGGTATAAGATAATCACACCCTATACTGTGATACTCTAATATATCATCTTCATACTCAGGATAGTTTTCTGCTAAAGTACTAACTGAAACTAAATAGTGTTCATTTATAATGAAGTGGTTAGTATTCCCTTTAAATGTACAGTTGATAACCTTATCTACAAGAATACAATTATCTGGGTTATATCCTTTATCTTCATCAACTCTTTCTATTGACATCCCCTTATTAGGTTCATACCCATGATCTATTAACCAGTTCAAGAATACTTTAAAGTCTTTCCATTCTTCACAAACTCTTATTCCTCTAGCACCATAATACTTATAATAAGGTAGTTCTGGATTGTAGCACCTACCCATAATATTGTTCCAAATCTTGTAATGGTGGTAATACTCAGAAGTCAACAGGGATAACTTACCCTGATTCAGTTTAGGGTGCTTCTTCCTATGTTTGATCTCTACTTCTTCATTAGGTGTAACATTATTGAAATTCATTTTTGCAACATCTCCTATTTTGGTATTTAGTTTTGAAAGATCATCTTCTTTCTATTATTTGTTCAGAATTATTTTGATAACTCTTGAACTAATTTTTGATACAACTAAAGGCCCTTAACCTGAATAGGAAAAGGGCCTAACTTTAAGCAGTATTCTATTATCTTCTTCTTCATCTTCTTCTACTGCTATTATTTGTTCAAGAATTTTTGCTCAACTTTTTGGGTATAATTATTTGGTTGTTCTTTTGGTGGATTATTATACTCAACTACATTAGCTAACATCATTTGATTCATTGCTAATTCACATGCTTTAGTGAATTGATAAGTAGTATTCTCATCTAAGTATATTGTTAGTTCTTTATCACCATTCTTTAAGGTGATTCCACAACCTAAAGGGGTATAGTTGTTTTTGTGAATGGTTAATATTGATACAGTATCATTATACTTATGATAGAGTTTTTCACTATATACTACTACGTTTCCATTAACATCTGTTTCAAATACTGGTTTACCATCTCTAGTAAATAGTTTACCAGTCTCATGCTCATATACTGGTTTTGGTGTTCCAAGCCTCTCTAGGTAATAGGGGTTAGAGTACTTACTGAAGGCTGCTAACTCAAAAGCAGAAAGAACCATAACCAGCTTATCTTCACACCAATTACAAACGGTTTTACCATTCACAACCATACCAGAACACATTTCTAAGGTGCATCTTAAATCAGAAGTATTATCTGTATATCTGGTTAAGGTTAATACTAGCTGAATTACTGTACCCTTTGAATAAGATTCAAGTAGAACAGTTCTAACACCTGATACTGCTGTTTTAGACTTTCTGAGCATTTTAACCACCTACTACTTAGAACATCTTTTCATGTAGATTGTACTTAGTGCTTTCCTCTTAGCATCGTCTTTTACTTTACCAAATTCTTCTATTATTTGTTCAGATTTAAATTGCTCATACTCAGCATACATTTTATTATATTCTTCTTCAGTATATCCTACAGCTTCTAAAGGAATTACATCATCTTTAAGGTTTTTGTAATACTGCTCAATCTGCTTAATGATGATCTCCCTGTTATTGAATGGTATTAAATCCTGTAGCTCATAAGTGAAATCCAGTTTTGAATCTACCTGTGCTATAATATCCTCAATCTCAGGAATTTGTATTAGATAGCGACTTGTCATTAATGAACTTCCAGTATGACCTAAATACTTTTTTGCAAATCTGTCATCTACACTAGCTGCAATCAACTTTGTAGCAAAACTGTGCCTTAAACTATGTTCTGTATATCTTCTATCTTTAGGATTTTCTTTGATCTTTAGCCCTAGCAGATATTCAGTAAACTTTGTGCTTAATGTAGTAGTTCTTACAGGAGTTTGCCAAAGACTAGATTCTAGATTAGGGTTAGTTTTAAGTAGTTTATCTATATAATGCTTTAGCCCGAATTTGTTCAGGATTTTTGGTGTGATTACATACCTCTTGGCATTATTAGTTTTTCCCTCTCTAATCTGGAGTATAAACTGATCTTTGTAAGGTGTAACATCTTTCACTTTTAAGCTGTTGGCTTCATCAATTCTTAAACCACAAAGATAACCCAATAAGACTGGGAAGTAGGTATAAGCAGTTTTGAACCATTGAATATACTTCACACCAAACAATAGTTTTAATTGGTCTAAAGTAAAAGCATCCCTAATTTGTTCAGATTTAATACCAATATTTATATCTGATACTACTTTATATATAGTTCTATCTATAGTAACATCTTCTGAATCCTCAATCCATCTAAAAAATGTCTTGATTTTGGTTATATACTCTTTCACAGTTCCCGCAGTCCTTTTCTCTTGTAAGTTGTTCAAGATTTCAGTAATTTTATCTGTAGTAATATCTTCAATAGTTTTATTTAAGTCTTGGCTAAACACAGTTTTTAATGAACTCTCTACAGCAGTAATTGTATTAGGTTTTAGGTGCTTTACATCTTCTAAATAGCTCACATAAAGGTTTATCAATGTACTGATATGTTTATAGCTTTGCTTTTTAGCTAAATACTTATTATCCAATACTGCTAAACTTCTTTTGTTATCCTGATCTATTACTTTGTAGAACTCTACATTAAACAGTTTAATCATATCTTCTCTAGTGTAATCATCATAAGCCGTTATTGGTCTTTTAAGTTCTTTGAAGATAGCTTTATACACTTCATTCAGCTTTGTTACATACTTTTCAGCTTGGATTAGACTATCAGTCTCCAATGAACGCTTGTATATTTTCATACCTAATTTTTGTACAGCAGCACTAGGAAGCTTTTTCTGGTAATAGTAAATACGCCCTACTAATAACAATCCTTTAGCCAT